CTCATTGATACGCTGTTTAAAATAACTGGCACATCACGTTTTTCTCCTATCTCAGAAACAAGATCTATCGTTATATTATAAGCTGGTTGAAAATATGGTAATATCTGCTCTATAATTTGCAGCATATCATCATTCAATTTTGTAAATATACTTAATTCGAAATCAAGATTATATGGTACTGGTAAATATGTTTTTTTCTGTTGCGTTTTATCGGAAACAGACGGAGATAAAAATGTTTGAACAGTTGAAGATTTTCTAGAACCATCATAAGATATTCCAACAAGTTCAAATGACATTCTAGGTAATGTTATCTGAACTGGTTTATTTAAATCTGGAGATTGTTCTAATCTAGCTAGAAATTTTTGAGTCGGACCATAAGCCAAGGGTACTTTTTATTACACTAACATCAGAACCAGAATTATCTTTGTGCTTTATTTTAATGTCATTAAACAGCGACCCGAAAGAAACAATAGTCTTTCTAAAAATTTCGTTGTAAAAATATTCAAACATTTTATTATTTAAATTTTATATAATATTTATTTAACTCACAAAGTGCCAAAAGGATTTGACTCAGTAAAATCTATAAACTTATCCGCCTCCTCTTCTATAATGTCATTCTGTGCATATGGATTGACTAGATCATCGGATCTTAATGTTCTTAGTTTATATGACGCTCCACTTGTAGATCCTGTAATAGTTTCTCCAGAAGAAAAAGATCCTTTGACAATAAAGACTTCAAGTTTATTGTTAACCGAATCCCACGAATTTACTCTTGCAGTTGTTCCAGAAATTGATCCTGTTACTATTTCATTAAACTTGAATGATCCCGATCCACTTGATCCTGGACTTGCTATGGTAATTGTTGGTGCTGAGGTGTAACCTATACCCGCATCTTTGAGTCTTATTTGAGTAATTGTTCCTGCAGCACTGACTACTGCGTAACCTATCGCCGTGGTTCCTATTCCAGGACTACTAAATGTTACTGTTGGTGGTGTTGAATATCCAGAACCTCCATTTGTTATGGTAATAATTCCAACAACACCATCTCCAATTATTGTTGATTGCAGCAACACCACTTCCTCCTCCACCAATAAAAGCAACTGCTGGAGATATCAGTGTATCCATATCCAGAATTTACAATTTCCACCCCTTGAACTTTTAATGATGAAGTTCCGTTGCAATCAATCAAATTGCCAATCATTGTAGCAATACCAACTGCAGTTTGCCCACCTGAAGGTGCAGAAGAAATTGCTACTTTTGGTTCCGTGGTGAACCCACTCCCTCTATTTGTTATTCTAATGAGTCTAACACCACCATTAAGAATATTTGTAAATGCAGTTGCTGTAACTGCTGCTCCAACCACAGTTAACGTTTGTATGTAACCTTGATTCTGAATGTCATCGTCTATTTCTTCAATACTAGTATCAACAACTTCGTCTTCGTATCTGAACAATTCACATCTCAATTCATAAACATAGTTCTTTTGTAGTTGATAAAAAGGTTGTTCGTGTTCTACATATTTAATTCTCAAATAATCTATCCCCTAAAGGAAAGTAAATTAAATCCCCTTCTTTGGGTCTAGTAGATAATTTTATATCATTCAAGTTTTTTATTAGTGGACTTATATAGGTTTCAAATCTTTCTCTAGAAATTATTAAACTAAGATCATCAAGATCTTGAATACCAAATTTTGATAGAATAGTCCCTGTTCCACCATATCCTTCGTAGCTATTGACATATGCTTCTAAAGGATAAGCATTATCAAATCTTGACTGTATTACTTCTTTTATTACAGTTTTTTCCGTAATATATTTTCTTGGAATATAGTATACCTCAACACCATACATTCTGATCTGTTCGTTTATCAGATCTTGTATTAGACCTTGTTCTGAAGAAGAACCTTGAAGAAAAAATGGATTTAACATTTTATCCGATCATATCTAGAGGAGGAAGTTCATACGTATTGGACATCTTTTCCATTAAGATATCAATTTCTCTTTGTGCATCATCATACATTTGCCTTCCGTTCAGTTCAACACCACCAGGAAGTTTTACTCCAGTAAATTTCATCATATTTTGTCCCCATTGTCTTTTAATCAATGATGTTAAATTATGGTTTTAAGAATGAATCATTCCAAACTCTTGAGTAATCATTTGGATCTAGAGTAGAGTAACAATCAATGACAAAATAATTATTTTCGCTAACAGATCCCCAATCAATATCCAAATATAATCTATCTTGTCTTTTATTAAAACGGATTTGTTTCTGAGTATTCAATAGAAAATCCAAATCCTCTAAGTATGTCTTCACCATAGCATAACTTAGAAGTTCAGTTGTTCCCCAATAATAAACATCATTTAAAAATAATTGATACTTCACGCTAAACATATTATGTGTAATTGTGTTTGAGCTATCAAAACTAAAAACTTTATTTACACCAATAATATTGGGTGGAACTTGGAGATAATTGCTATTTTCAGTATAAGAAAAAGTTACCGCAGTGCCAACAATATTTGTATTTACATTAGTTGTTACTATTCCTACGTTACTATTAGCGTCAAGTCCTTTTGCTCTTCCGCGAGCAATATCATCTGCTGTTATTTTATACTTGTAGAATGTTGGATAAACTCCATCAAAATGTCTCTCTTGAAAAAACTGGACAGCATCATCCACAAGATCTTCAATTTGCTCATCGGCAACATTAATTTCTAAAACTGGCGCTCCCAGTTTTCTCTTGCAGTAATCTATTAATTCTTGTCTAGTAGATGGTTGCGCCATTTATTAGTACCTCTCAGAATATTTATGGTGCTGAAGAAATACCGGGTCTTACTAAAATATTTCCCTCAACAATTCTATAAACAGTAGAACCCGAACTCACCAGAATATCATAAACATATCTTCCTTCTTTTAAAGATCTTGTTTGAGTTGATCCCAAAGAAACATTAAATCTGCCCTGAATAGATGTAGAAAATCCAACTCCGAATGTTGCTGCTGCATATGAACTAGATCCAATAGAAACACTCTTTGCTATTTGAGAAGATCCAGACCACCCAGAAAAATTAAAAGGAGAACTTGAGGTGTCTACTACACTAAAATTTGCCGAAAAAGTAGCACCGGTGTTAATAGTTAAATTAACTGAACTTGGTGTTCCAGAAGTTGTATCAAAAGTTATTCTTTTTATCTGTCATTTAAAATTCCTAAATTTGAAACTACTTCTTGTTGTTTTAAATATAACTTATAGTAACATTTTGCAATATTTTTCAACTCGTTGACATCATCTATACTATCTATCTCAGAAGCAACTTTAAAGTATTCAAAACTCTTACTCAAATTTTCAAGTTCTATGTTATTTGGGTTCATTAATTAAACTCCTCAGAATAGATTTTATTTCTTCAAGATCACTCTTAATATTATCAACGTTTTCTTCTAATGTTTGTAACTTTTGATTCTCTTTTTCTTTAATTTTTCTCTGCATAATGTACTTATTATAGTCACTCATGTTGGTGTTAATGATTGCTTTCGTTTCCTCGTCTCTTATTAAATTTTTATGACCGTCAACTTTTGAATATTTCATATTATGCCAATGCAATCACTCTTAAATCCTTAATTCTTGGTGGATACGCTTGGTTTGTTGAAGTTCCTACTAACTTTATCCCAAAGTATCTAAATGAAGGAAGATTATCGATAGTGAATTCATATTCTCTAAAATCTAAAATTTCACTATCAAATCCTACAGTATCTACCTTTGAAACTTTTTTATCTGGCAGTCCATCACTATTAGATAGACTTAAAATTTCTCCAGTAGAAGTTAAGTTATTATATCCAGGGAAAGGATAATAAATTAACTCTTCATTTGGATCGTCAGTTATGGAATAAAAACCTCTAATGTCATTTTGTGTATTTAACATAAGCTGTCATGAAAACTTTAATCGAAGACGCAGGAGTTTCTAGAGATATTGGTTTAGTTGCATATACAAATGACGACGGATCATCTTTAAGAGTGGATACTCTATCATCGTTTACATAATCAGATATTGGATTATTGACTCTATTTGAGGTGAAAATCATTCCAACACGGTCTAGGTCAATTACTGGAGAAACATATGCGTTTGTAGTTGACAGATTGACATTTAATGTAAAAAGACTTGTTTGCCGGTAAAGTCGAAAGTTTTTGGCTTTCATTGACTTTTGAAGATATTATACGTGGAGTTTCTAGATAAATTCGTTGCATTTAAATTTATTTGCTCAAACCCTTGATCTATGAATGAAATTTCATTTCCACCAATACTTGATCCACTGACAGTTCTTACCGATGCATTAACATTTGTTCCCCTTAGGGTCATTGTTTGAACGATTGGTTTTACAATTTCAAAAGGAATATTTTGAGTCGCATTTATTTTAGATCCGCCTGTAGATTTTGTTTCGTTTAAGAATAATTTTGGATATCCAGAAGAAGATGATCGATCAGTCATAGTAAAATTCTGATCGGACATATCTAATTTTATATTGTAAAAATCTAAATCTAGAGAACTAGATACCGTAGAATCAGACAAGTCATGTGTTTTGTTAATTCTTCTCAACGAAACGCCAGAAAGTTCATATTTGTATACTAAAGATCCAGCAGAATAATTGAATGATTTTGTTTGATCTATTTCTCTAGTAATTCCGGTAAGTTTTGGCGGAGAAGATGTTGAATTAACGCCAGTATATGAAATTATTTCATCCTCTATTCTAATATAACCTGGATTAGTTGCTCCAACAGATACATTTTCAAACGTATCAAAATTTGCTATAGAAACACTTTCAATAGAAATATCATCAGTTGAAGAAGACGCATAATCAGTAAATAATTTAGTTGGTTTTAGATCTGAAGATACGTTACTAATTGCAACTAGATTTTGATTGGAGTTCATTCCATGATTTTTGTGGTTTACCTTTATGTGTAAACCATCTAGATATTTCAACAATTCCTCCATCTGGTATTGTTACGTTTGCTCCAGTTGCCTTTAAATCTGTGGATATTCCTAAATTATTGATATAACGTAAAGTATTACCGACACCAGTTAAATATTCCCCTTGAACTTGGTCGATAATTAACTCATTAATTCCAGAAATATTC